AGAAGCAAATGTTGGAGGTTCAACAACCATCCATTCAGCTTCTTTTGACATTCAGGAAGATGTACAAGATTATGACTTGCAAGATATTATTTCAAAAGATGCCGACTTCACAGATATTGTTGGAACAAATAAAATTCTAATTAAAAAAGTTTATTACCAAACACCAAAGACGATGTGGAATTATTATGGCTATTATGGTGGTGTCAATGTAATGGGTAACTTGTCAACTTATGGGCAGTTCTCTGATGATTCGACTTATGAGTTGGTTCCAGCTTGGCAAAACAAACTTCAAGCGAAAGCTTTTGAAGAATCTTTATATGTAAGAGCTTCGCACTCTTCATATGAAATTAAAAATAATAAATTAAGAATCTTCCCAACCCCAGGTGATACAACCCCAGCAAAAATGTGGGTTGAATTCTTGGTTCCTTCAGATACTTGGGACGAGTCAGATGGAATTAATAATGGCATCAGTGGTGTTAACAATATGAACACCATCCCATTGCAAAACATTCCTTATCGAAATATTAACTCTATCGGTAAGCAGTGGATTCGTCGATTCGCACTTGCTCTTTCAAAGGAAATGCTTGGTTTGGTTCGTTCAAAGTTTTCTTCTATTCCAATTCCTGGGAACGACTTGTCAATGAACGGCGATGCGCTTATTTCAGCAGGCAAAGAAGAGCAGGAAGCCCTTAGAACAGAGCTTAAGGAAACTCTTGACGAGCTTACATACGGCAAGATGCTTGAAGGCGATGCTGAAACAGTTGAAAATTCAAATAAAGTTATGCAGAAGGTGCCAACACTGATTTACCGAGGGTAAGAGGAGCTAAAAAATGGCTGATAATAAATGGGAACAACCAGACGCTCCACCACCTCCGTTATTTGCAGGTAAAAAAGAGCGAGATTTGGTCAAGCAAGTCAATGATGAGCTTATTGAGCGAGTCATTGGGCAAACAATTTTATATTATCCAATCGATTTGGAAGCATCTGAGTTCCATCCGCTTTATGGCGAGGCAATAAATAAAACTTTTCTTCCTCCAGTGAGGGTTCATGCTCTTATTGAGAAAGAAGAGACTGATACAACCTATACAAACTATGGAATTGACAAGATTAGCAATATTACTATCTTCTTTCATAAAAGAAGATTAATTGAAGACCAAGACCTTTGGGTCAGAGAAGGAGACTTCATCCAATATGATGGTCAATTATATGAAATTGCTGATTTAAGCCAGCCAAGATACTTATTTGGGCAAGATAATCAAAGATTCGAGATAAGAGCAACCTGTAGAAAGGCTAGGGAGGGCGTATTCAATGCAAGATGATAAAGATGCAAGCTTGGTTAAAGAATTAGGCGACTCTACCTTAGAAGATTTCGACTTTGCAGTGTTTAATTGGCTCAATGAGACAATGGACTTGCATACAAAGACAAATAAAGGCTGGCAAAAGACACCAGTTATCTGGGTTGCTGGAGAAAAAGTATTTCAAGCAAAAAACAACCCTGATTTGCGAGATTCATCTGGTGCACTTATTCTTCCTCTGGCAACGGTCGAAAGAACTGGCGTTGTTAAAGACAGAACAAGGCGGGGTACTGCTGCTGCCAACACTCCAAACAATTCAGACGAGAAAGGTGGCGCAATTACAATTGCCAGAAGAATTAAACAAGACAAAACTGCAACATTTGCTAATGCAACGGCTCGAAAGAAGCCACCAATTAATTTTCGAACCTCAAGCAACGAGCGAGTTGTCTATGAGGTAATAAATATTCCAAATCCAGTTTACGTTGAGGCTACTTATGTGGTAAAGTTAAGAACTGAGTATCAAGAACAAATGAACGACTTAATTCAACCATTCATGACAAGAACTGGAGGTCCAAATCACACCATAATCAAACATAATAAGCATCGCTATGAAGCTTTCATTGGTCAAGACTTTTCTTTTGAAAATACAGTGGCTGATATGGGCGATGGCGAGCGCAATTACGTCACAACAATCGAGATAAAAGTTCTCGGTGCTCTTATCGGCGATGGAGCCAATCAAGAGAAGCCAAAGCGTGCAATTCGAGAAACTATTGTCGATGTTAAACTAATGAGAGAAAGAGTAGTAATAGGAGATGAGGCTCAATTTACTGACGACAAAAAATATCGTGAGTAATTTTATCTTTTGAGGAAATCCTCTACTATTTATTAAAGAAATGCCGCAAGGCTTTTAGGTGCCCAAGCCGCAAAATAAGATATATGCTTTAAGGAGAAACAACAAATGTCCGTTAAGAAATTTAAGTTCGTATCACCTGGGATTTTCGTCAATGAGATTGATAATTCACAGTTGCCAAAAACAGGTGATGAAATTGGACCAGTAATTATTGGTACTGCGCTAAGAGGACCGTCAATGGTCCCAACAAGAATCGAGTCGTTCTCAGACTTCGTGGAGACCTTCGGTGAGCCACTCTCTGGTAGTGAAGGTTCAGATGTATGGAGAGAAGGGAACAGACTAGCACCTACCTATGCTGCTTATGCTGCTCAAGCTTACTTGCGTAATGCTTCTCCTGTTACATTCGTCCGACTTTTAGGTCAAGCACACCCAGACGGAGAAGGCAAAGCTGGTTGGATGCTTACTGACCCCGATGGAAAAGTTTTTAAAGAATCAACTGGTGCATATGGTCTTTTCATCGCCAATGGCGGTACAGGCGCAGTGAAGGCTCAGACTGACATTCAAATTAACGGTATCCGTGATGCTCAAGCTGGCTTTACTTTGGCGTTTGACAGTGACGCTGGCGGCGGTTTCGTTGCGGAAGTCACTTTGACAGAGACAAGCGGTGAGCATCCTGCTGCGAGCTTTACAGTCAGCGGCACCGCCCCAGGTGACGATGTAATTGAGTATACTCATCAAGACGGCTCAGTCACTTCAATCCGAGTTGGCGACTCTGGCGACGTTGGACTTCCAGCTACTGTACCAGGAAGCACATCGGACACAGCTTCAAATATTGCAGCGCATGTTAATGGAAATACTGATGGTCTGGCTGCGGTGGCTGATGGAGCAATCGTTCGTATCTATGAAGAAGCACGCCAAAAGACAGGTGCCGCACCCAGCCATGCTGCACAGGTCGTCGCAGGCGGCGCAGGAAACTTCGGCGCAGTGACAACTGGATACTTTGGAGCATTCGACCAGTCGTTTGCTGCATATGTCTCTCCAGCCCCAGCAAACTGGGCGGACGAGTCCGCTGCAAATGCACTTTCAATTGCAGCGGCTTGTGATTCGGCTGGTGTATCACCAACCGCCGTGGCTGCTGGCTCCTCCGAGACAGTTGACCGAGCCCTTGCTGCTCAGATTGCTGCAAAGACCGTCGCTAATTTTGAACTGTCCGTTGATAGCGTAGACCTGACTAAGGTCATCATCGAGGCAGCAACAGCAGGAGCCGCAGGAAATGATGCTGACATTGCCCTCGCTGGCGACGGCGGGAATATTGTTGCTTCTTCAACAGACCTTTCCGACGGTGCAGATACCAACCTCGGCGACCAGACTGGTGCCCTTGCAGCAATTCTTTATGCAAAGAGCGGTGCTATTACACTCTTGGGTGAGGCGGCATCAGACGGTAGAGAATACGATGCAGTTAACGGCTGGGTGAAGTCAGACGGTGCAAACAACCAATTTAAACTTCGTGTTAGAAACACTGCTGCTAACGCAACAGACGACTCTAACATGGAAGACATTGCTTTTAACTTCAGTGATAGTTCGAGACTTTACATTAGAAACGTTCTTAACACGAACCCAACTCTCTGCAATGATTTCATTGCTGGCGGCGGAAAGCTTAAAGCTTACTTCTTGGGCGAAACCTTCGACCAGCACTTGGCTGAGATTCAGGACGGTCTAACAACTGCCAAGGGCGAGCAGTTTGCTTGTCTCATTCCTCTCAAGGGTGGTGCAGACTTTCAGACAGACTCAGCACCAGCTTTGACTCCTTGGATTATTTCACAGCACAACGGTGCTCCAAGTCAGCTTGACACATCAGATGGAACTTTGCTTGCATCAGGTGACGTTGAGTCCTTGGGTGTTGAAAAGATTATGAGATTCCACTCGCTCTACACTGGACAGTGGGAGAGAAGCAATCTTAAAATTGCAATTGAAGATATTAAAGCTCCAACAGATAAGTTTAACCCATACGGTAGCTTCTCTGTTGTCGTAAGAAAAGCAGAAGATTCAGACGCAGCGCCTGTCGTTGTCGAAAGATTCTCTTCCTGTAATTTAAATCCAGCTTCTGCCGATTATGTTGGTAAGAAGGTTGGTGATATGGAAATGAGATGGGACGACGAAGAGCGTAGATACATCTCTTATGGTCAATATGACAATCAGTCACGATTTGTTCGTGTTGAAGTTTCTTCATCAATCGAAGATGGCATGGCTGACCCAAGATTGCTTCCTTTCGGGTTCCTTGGACCAAGAAAGAGACAAGATGTTGTTTTTGAGAACGGCGTAGGTCTTTCAGGTGGCGCTAAATCAGAGCTTCTCAATGGTGCCTCACAAGGCATGAAGGCGGTAGTGGAAGGCGGAATCGCATCCACTCAAGCCGACCCCGCTCAAGACGACTTGTCAATTGGTCCAATCTCAGGCGACGTAGCAACAACCAATGACACCACTACTACCTTCAAGGTAACTTTGAAGTTCCCTTCAATGTCTTTGAGAACTTCATCTGCTGATAGTTCGCTGTCATCACCTAGAGATGCCAACTTTGGTATTAGTGTTGCCAAGAAGGGTACATCGACAGTATTCGATGAGTCTTATGGCGACCTTGCTGGATTCTGTGGACACGGCGCATCGGCTGACCCTGTTGGGCTAGTGACAGGAGAAGACCAACATCAGTTTATCTACACTCTTGACGATATTCGCTATGCGTCCTCAGCCGCCGAAGGATATAGCGGTGGTGGTGACCCTAATGACCCAAATAATACTCCTCCAAAGAATTACATTTGGGAAGCTGGTTCACGAGCTTCGCTTGGCGCTAGCGGAATCGCTTCATTGACTGCTTATACGCCTGTTATAGCTGGTCCTAATGCCAGCCCAGGAGTCCCAGGCGGCTATGAGGCTGTTCTTAACAAGGGTGTTAATAGCTTCACGCTTCCGCTTCTTGGTGGTCACGATGGTGTGAATATTTTCGAAATTCATCCGTTTGGTTATCACGCCAATTATGGTGAGGGCGACCTCGCAGGTGCGGATGACTCAGCTTTGAAGCACTATGCAATTAACTCGCTTAAGAAAGCAGTTGATATGGTTGCAGACCCAGAGGTTGTTGACATGAACTTGCTCGCAGCCCCAGGTATGTCCCACCCAGCGGTTACAAGCCACATGGTTTCGGTTTGTGAGAAGCGTGGTGATGCTCTAGCAGTTATTGATATCGACCATGACTACATGCCAAGAGGTATGGACAAGGACCAGTCAGAGGAAGCTCGATTGCCAAACGTTGATAAGGCGATTTCGGCTCTTAGAGAGCGTTCACTGAACTCTTCTTATGGTTGTGCTTTCTTCCCTTGGGTTCAGATTGCAGATACAATGTCAGGACGTGTTCTATGGGCACCTCCTTCAATTGCTGCTCTTGGAACAATGGCTTCCTCTTCTAAGAAGTCGGAGCTTTGGTTTGCTCCAGCAGGTTTCACACGAGGTGGCTTGACCGACGGTGCAGCAGGTGTCCCTGTTTCATCTGTCCGTCTCCGACTCAACTCTAAGGAGCGTGACAAGCTTTACGAAGCAAATATTAACCCAATTGCTCAGTTCCCAGCAGAAGGAATTGTTATCTTCGGTCAGAAGACTCTTCAGGTAACGCCATCGGCTCTCGACAGAATTAACGTTCGTCGTCTGATGATTTTCTTGAAGAAGCAAATTTCTCGCATGGCAAAGACTGTCTTGTTTGACCAAAACGTCGAAACCACTTGGGCGAGATTTACTTCAAAGGCTGACCCATTCTTGGCATCGGTCAAGTCACGATTCGGTCTTAGTGAGTATAAGATTGTCCTCGATAAGACAACAACCACAGCAGAGCTTGTTGATAGAAATATCATGTATGCTAAGATTCTTCTTAAGCCTACAAGAGCCATCGAGTACATTGCAATTGATTTTGTAATTACTGACAGTGGTGCTTCTTTTGACGACTAGTTGAAAACGGGTGAAGGGGGAGAATTTATCTCCCCCCAAACTATTTAAATAAAAGAAAAGCCTAACAAAGGCACATTACTTAAGGGAGAAAACGAAAATGGCATTTTGGTCAGACGCTAGTGCGGGGGTTAAAGACCCTAAAAGACAGTTCAGATGGGTTTTGAGAAACGATAACATTCCAGTGTTCGTACTCAAGAAGGTTTCAAAGCCAAGCTTTACTGTTCAAGAATCAACACATAAATATATTAATCACACCTACTATTATCCAGGTCGTGTAGAATGGAACACGGTCAGCATGACTTTAGCTGATGCAGTAGACCCAGATATGGCAGCAACTATGGCTGACATTATTAAGAAGGGTGGGTATACACCTGCTCTCGCCCCAAATGACTTGACAACTATGTCAAAGTCAAAGGCTACTGGTGCTCTCGGTCGTGTAGAAATTCAGCAAATCGACTCTGATGGTAACGCTCTTGAAACTTGGGTTCTTTGGAACGCTTGGATTAAGGATGTTAAGTTTGGTGACCTCGACTATGATGGTGACGACTTGACAGACGTTGAAATCGAGCTTCGTTATGACTGGGCTTACCTTGAGACCGAAAACGGCTCAGCAGCAGGTGGCGGTAACGCTTTCTTCAAGCCATAAAAAAATAAATAAAAAACTATTTACATTTGCCACTAAGTGATGTATAGTATATTCACCATGTAATTAAAGTGTGCGTGGTGGATATACTGTTCACTAAACAACTACTTAAGAAAAGAGGTAAAAATGAGTAGAAATGAAGACCGTCTCGGAGGAAGTAAACAATCCACTGCTTCTCCGACAGCAGCAGTTGCTAGTGCAGCTTCTGCGCCATCCCTAGCCCCACTAGAGTTCGTTCGACCAACATCCCTAGTCTCCCTGCCATCTGGTGGACGATTCTATCCTGAAGGGCATCCGCTTCACGGTGTTAGTGAGGTTGAGATTCGACACATGACAACGGCAGAAGAAGATATTCTGACAAGTCGTGTTCTCCTAAGAAAAGGCACAGCAATTGATAAGTTTCTTGAGAAGCTTATTACAACCAACCTAGACCCAAATGACCTTCTTCTTGGTGACAAGTCTGCTCTTATTGTTCAGGCTCGTGTTGATGGTTATGGTGCTGAATATACAACCCAGATTCAATGCCCAGCATGTTCAGCCAGAATCAAGCATACATTCGACCTATTCGACCATCAAATCGTTGAGGGTGCGAATGTAGATGAGCTTGATGGTGTGGCAAACACCGATAGAAATACATTTATTATTTCGCTTGACAATGGTTGGGAAGTTGAGGTTCGTGCCCTGAATGGTCACGACGAGAAGAGAATGTCAAAGGCAATTCAACAGCGAACGAAGGCTGGCATGAGCGAGTCTACGATTCAAGAGCAGCTTCGCCAAATGATTGTTTCCATCTCAGGTCACACTGATAGGTCAACAATTAATAAAGCGATTCAGCATATGACTGGTAAACAGTCACGACAGATTCGTGATGTATATTCAAAGATTATTCCTAACGTTGACCTTAAGCAAGAGGTAACGTGTGTCGAGTGTCTAACGACCTCTGAAATGGAGGTGCCGCTTACAAGCGACTTTTTTTGGCCTAAGTCCTGAGTATATGGAGAACGTCTATGAGGTGTTCTTCTTTTTAAAATACTATGGAGGGTGGAGCTTCTTCGAAGCATACAATCTGCCCGTTGGCTTGAGAAAGTGGTTTGCAGAGCGCTTGTCGCAACAGCTTAAAAAAGAGTCTGATGCGATGAATGGCGGTACAAAGGGCTCAAACTCCTCTAGACCGTCAATGCCTTCCAGACCATCGATGCCTTCCAGACCATCGATGCCTTCAGTTAAAAAGCCATAGGGAAAGACCACAGAGAAATCTGTGGTTTTTTTCTATATAACAAACATTTCCAATCTCTAACTAATAATTAAGTGTGGGAGGGCAATATGATGGACAAGTATTTCCAGTCTAAGCGTAATCTTGCCCGACTGAAGTTGAGGCTTAAGAGATTAGAAGAAAGAAGAGCTATTGAGAGACAAAGAAGGAGATTGATTAAGAAAATCGTCATGGCAGGTGTTTTGATGCTTGCGACGGTTATAACTGTTTTTGTATTTTATTAATAAGGGGGGGCTTATGAATGATAAAATCAAGAGAAATGCTGAAGAATTTTATAATAGAGAAGTTGAACATTGAAGAAGGCGAAGAGCTAGAGAGACTTACTGATGAGATGATGAGGATACTCAGTAGGGACAAAGAAACTTTGACTATTAAGAGTTCAGTAATTAAAAAAGAGCAAATCGAAAGAGGCGAAGTTGAAGTCAAGCCAGTAAAATGGAAGAAGTTGGATTGAGTCAGCTAATTTCCCTTTCCAAACTATTTATAATGAAGCTGTAGTAGCATATGGAGCTTATCTAATGAACGAGAACGAACGAGAAAATCAAAGAGAAATGGTTATTGACCTCGGTGCCAATAGGCGTGGAGAGCTTAACGAGATTGTCCTTCGAATGATGGGCAGTGCAATTAAAATGCTGATGAGGAAGATGTTTGGAGATGATACGGCAATTCCAGTTCGTGTCAAAGGAAATCAAAAAGAAATTTCTGCATTTGCCAATGCAATTGGTAAAGAAAAAAAATATATGAAAAGTGCAGCCAAGTATGGGCTGAACAACCCTAAGACCTACAAAGATAAGTTTTCTTTAAGAAAAGCTACAGCAAAGTTTGAGAGAGCAACAGGCATAAAGTGGCCCTTTAAGGGATAAGCAGCCTAGCTTATAGGGAGACTCTGGCTAGATGGCTGATGGACCAAAAATAACACAGGGACAGTTGGATGCTGCCGCAGAACTCAATCAAAGATTGAAGGATGGGGAGATATCCGCCAAGGACTATGCTAGTGCCTTAAAAGAGGCAGGTCTAGAATTAGCCAATCAAATTAATTTAATCGATAAGAAGATACAAAAGCTTATCGAGATAAATCAGCTTCAGGGCGAGAATGAAGACATAACGAATCGTATTATAGAGCAACAAGAGGAGCGCAATCGACTTACGGAGGAGGGCGCTGCTGTAGATTCAGAGTCCAGTGAAGAAAGAGAAAAACAAAATAAAGCTTTAAAAGAGTTTAATAAAGAGTTAGCACAGTCTAATGTTTGGGGCAAGCAATTCTTGTCCAACATGGCTGCTGGTGTTCCTATTATGGAGCAGCTTCAGAATGCTGCTGCAAATATTGCTTATGAGCTTGGCTCGGACGCCCTAATTGGTCTTACCGCTGCTCTCACAAACGGGTTTGCAAAGGCTGACCAACTCACAACTGAGTTCAATCAACTGACAGGCACCGCAGGTGCGATGAATGACGTTATTTTAAACTCGGCTCAGGGCATGAGCGCCGTTGGTGTTTCCACAGAGATGGCAGCTAAGTCGGCTGGTGAACTATATCAACAATTTAATCAGTTTTCATCTGCAAATGCAACCCTACAGACGGATATGATTCAGACAGCTTCGTCTTTGGAGCGTCTAGGCGTGTCTTCAGCTACGACTGCAAAGAATATTGATTTAGCGACCAACTCTTTTGGCATGGGTGTCGAGCAAGCAACTCAGTTGCAAGACGAATTGGCTAAAACTGCCATGGCAATTGGAATGCCTCCAGCACAACTAGCACAGGAGTTCGGAAAGGCTGCTCCACAGTTGGCTGCATATGGCAAAGAAGGTATTCAAGTCTTTAAAAACATGGCAGCAGCTTCTAAGGGTCTCGGTATCGAGATGGGAACGCTTCTTGGGCTTACTGAGAGGTTTGATACATTTGAGGGTGCAGCAGAATCGGCTGGTCGATTGAATGCAATGCTTGGTGGTGACCTCCTGAACTCTATGGACATGCTTAACGCCACGGAAGATGAGCGTATCAGAATGATTCTACAGTCTGTCGAGGCTTCAGGAAAATCTTTTGCATCGATGGGCAAGTTTGAAAGAAAAGCTCTCGCAAACGCTGCTGGCATTACAGATATGGCAGAGGCAAATAAATTATTTGGCGGTGGACTCGCAGCATACGACGAAGCTCAAGCTAAAATGGCTGAGAATGCTAAATCAGAGCAAGAGTTGGCAGCAGCAAAAGCAGCATCTGTCTCGGTTACAGAAAAATTAAGTTTATTAATGGACAGATTCATTGCTGCGATGGCTCCAGTCGTTGATGGCGTACATTTCTTTTTAAATGGAATTTTGGCATTAAATGACAGCATGGGAGGTTGGCTTGTTCCAACCATCTTAGGTGTTGTATCTGTATTTTTCTTAATGTATAAGGCAATTCAATTTGTGCGGTTTGCTCAAATGGCAATGGCTACAGTCTCGGGAGTTCTAGCGGGTACGCAAAGTCTTCTGGGGGTGTCTGGAACCGCCGCTGCCGCAGGAAACACAGCAGTGGCAGCTACTTCTGTTCCAGCAGCAGGGGGTCTTGCAGCGCTGGGAGCGGCAGGCTCTATTGCGATTCCAATTGTTCTGGCTTTAGGTATCGGTATCGGAGGTTTGGCTTTAGGTATCGGTCTAGCAGCAGCGGCTATCGCAGGCGTTGTATGGGCATTTGTTTATTTCTTTAGCATTCTCATGGAAGCTCCGATGGCAGCAGTTCAAGCTGCTGGAGCCCTTCTAATAGTCACGGGTGCAGTTGGTATTATGGCTTATGCGTTTAATTTATTGTTACCACTTGCACCAGGAGCAATGGCTGCAATGCTGATGCTTGGTTATGGTATGATGTTCCTTGCTGTGCCCTCTTTGTTGCTTGCCACATCCATGTACATTCTAGGCGCTGCATTCAGAGCAGGGGGGTTCGACCCAGTTGGAATGCTGGCTTTGGGAGCTTCGCTCGTTGCGTTTAGTGTGATGTTGGCGTATATTGCTCCATTAATGTATCTAGCAGCAGCTTTATTTGCACCAGCAGCTTTGCTTATTGGTGTAGGTCTGGTTCTGTTGGGAGCGGGAACAGCAATGATGGCTAACTCTGTCTCCATTCTTCCTCAACTTGGCTTGGGACTTGCTGCGCTTGGTCTTGGTCTCTTGGCGGCAGCAATTCCAATGAATATTGCCGCTGCTATATTTGCTCCTGCTGCTATTCTTATTGGTCTCGGATTGACGCTCATGGGTGTTGGCGTCTCGTTGCTCGCTGATTATGCCAGTGCACTCCCAACGCTCGGAGCTAACTTAGCAGTGTTTGCATTGGGTCTTTTAGTTGCGACTTTCCCGATGTATTTGGCAGCGACATTTTTTGCTCCTGCTGCTTTGATGTTGGGTGCTGGGCTCTTAATGCTCGGACTCGGGATTGGACAATTAATTGAATATAGAAGAAGCATGAAAACTCTAGGAAGAAACTTACCAGAGTTTGCACTTTCTCTTGTTATGGCAGCACCAGCCCTGCTTTTGGCAGGTGTGCTGATGGCAATCGCAGGGTATCCATTCTTGATTGGGGCTGTTATGCTTGGTATTGGGCTGATGGCGCTCACAGCGGTTCCCTCCAAAACAGTTATGCAGACAGGGCAAGAACTGGCACAAGCAGCGCCGTCACTAATAATGGCTGCTCAGGGTCTAGCTATCGCAGCACCAGGATTGTTTATTGCTGGAGTTCTGTTGGGAATTGCTGGACCTATGTTTTTGGCTGGTTCAATATTATTCTTGGCTGGTATGTTTGTAATGTCTTTTGTGCCAGCGCAAGAAGTATTGTTTGTTAGTTCGTTGCTTGTTCTGGCAGCGCCGCTCTTTATAGCAGCAGCGCTTGGCTTAATTGTTGCAGCCCCACTTCTTGCAATTGCTGCACTTGGACTGATGTTAGCAGCACCACTTGTTGCGATGGCTGGATTTGGATTGATGGTTGCGTCCGTTCCTTTCGTTTTAGGTGCTCTGGGTCTGTTGCTTGGAACATCGATATTCGCATTGATACCAGCAGTTCAAGTGTTGTTTGTAAGTCAGCAGCTTGCTCTTGCTGCGCCTCTGATGATGACAGCAGCACTTGGGCTCATGCTAGCTTCGCCGATTTTATTAATGGGCGCTCTCTGGTTCTTGTTGGCATCGTCGGTTCTCTTGGTCGCAGCACCTGCCTTCTTTATCGCTGGTTTGTTCCTATCAATCGGAATGGCGTTGGTTAACGAACCCTTGCGGCAATTTGCAATTACGATGCTTATGCTGGCTCCAGTTGTTCCACAGATGTATGCTATGGCAGGTGCGTTGGCTATTCTTGGTCTTGCTTTACCGATATTTGGATTTGGTTTATTTATGTTGGGTCTCTTGTCTGCGATACCTTTCGTTAAAACTGGATTGAATGTTCTAGCCTCAGCTTTGTATATTTTCGCAGATGCTATGAGTAGCATTCCCGTAGAAAAAGCAGTGGCATTGGGTCAGATATTCGGTGGTCTGACTGTGTTAACTGAGTTCAAAGGCGTCGGAGAGGCTTTAAGAGAATTAGCTTTGGGAATTTGGCTTCTTGGTTGGGCGATGAGCACGATGCCAGAAGACAAGCTTGTTACAATGGGCGTAGCAATGGAGTCGATGGCACCACTTGGAGATATTGCGCAAAGCATGACACCAGAGGTTGCGGTCGCAGCAGGAAGTTTGGTGGATGAGGCTGAAAGATATGTCGAGGTCCAAGCTAAAATGAAGTCAACTAAGGATGATGCATTTGCCCAGATGGTTACTGCATCCGCAAAGGCAACCCAAGCAAGAGCCGAGGCTGATAAGGCGGCAGCAGAGCAGGGCGGTGGTCAGGATGTTGTTCTTGTTCTCAACGAAAGAGAGCTTGGTCGAGCGGTTGAGGCGATTCTCAACAAACGGGTAAATTTATCAATCACCTAATTACTAAAGCGGAGAAAGAGAACTTATGGCTACATTTAACAGCGGAATGAGCGGAGACAATACTGACCTCTTGGCTAATGACAAGAAGTTGATTATTGATATTTTTCACATTCCAACTAAAACATCAGTTCAATTTAAAGCTTTCGTAACGTCTTATCAGGATAAGTTTGAGTCAGATTATAACTCTGAAGATGTATACGGTCGAATGGACCCAATTCAAACTTTTAAGGGCACAAAGAGAAAAATCTCCCTCGGGTGGGAGGTGGTTTCAGCTTCGGAATCAGAAGCAGCACAGAATCTGGAAAGGTGCACAACTTTGTTTTCTATGTTATATCCGACCTATTCAGAGAGCGGCTCGGCAGTTGCTACTACTATTGCTGCGGGACCGATTTTTAGATTAAAGTTTGCAAATTTAATTCAAGATGTTAGTGCCAATGCTGGCGGGGCAGCTTCAGCATCGTCTTCTGGTCTGGTCGGAACTATTAGTGGGTTTACTTACGAGCCAGATTTCGACTCGGGGTTTTTCGACGCAGGAATCGGAACTTTGCTGCCACAAACAATTAAATTGTCTTGCGAATATACCGTCAACCATACGCATGGTCTCGGTTGGTCACATGGTGTCAAGAGAACTAAGAACTTTCCTTATAATGCTGAGGGCGAAACGGGAACTCCAGACGGAACAGAGACTGGTCCAAAGGCTACTACATCGGACCCAGTTGAAGCTGAGACAGCAGGCAGGGAGGTGACTGGCTCATGAGCACTAGATACGACAACAAAACACCTCTTGAGAATTCTGAAGAAATATATGAAGATGCGTTTGAAGCAAGAGGAATAAAAAAATTAAGACAATTTAGCACTGCAAATTTAAGACACCCAACTGCGACAGAGCGTCTTAAATTTGAGAGAGTTGGTCATGTTTGGAAAGTTGGAGATAGGTTTTACAAACTGGCACACGAGTATTATGGCAATTCCAAGTATTGGTGGGTCATTGCATGGTACAACAAAAAACCAACTGAGTCACACGTTGAGCTTGGTGAGGTTATTAAGATTCCCTTGCCGCTATACCGAGTTTTAGAGTATTTGAGATACGAGTAATGCTATGTCAGAGAATAAAGATATTATTACAGATGAAGACAAGGCGGTTCAGGCAAGGCGTCTCCAAGAACAATGTTTTTTAACTTATAACTTTGAAGCTTTTGCCGATTCAAATCTTGGCAGCACTTTCGACAATTTTGTTCCAATTCATGGCAATCCCATGCAGATTGTTCAAAAGCTTTTGGCGATTCCAGACCTTGCAGGTTTGATGAGCATCAAGCCTTATCTTTTGTCAGCTTTGGTGCCTCAATTGCGCCTATATAAGGTTCACTACCCATCCAGAAACTCACAGGGCACTGCGGTTGAAATTCCTTTTGATGATTATTTGGCACCAGATAGAGTTGAGGACATGACAAAATCTGGATATAGTCGTGGCTTGGGTGCAGGTATTAAATCTTTTGAGTGGGAACTCTTGGGTACAAACCCCGCTGAGTCCGACAATAATATTAAAGCAAAACTAAAGCTACACTTTAACTCCATGCAGGATTTGATTGCTCCGAGGGCGAGCCACAATGGTCAAACACTTTCTTTTTTAAATTTAATTGAGCCTGCTGCAAAGTTTAAAAATGATGGCGCAGGTGGAAAGGGCACGTCTGAGGGCTCCCGCAGTTACAACGATAAATATTTTAGAATCAGGGTGTCAGTCGGCTATGGAGAGCCAGTTGGAGAAATCTGGGATTCGGAGCCGACTGGATTACGAGAAATTATTAAAAATGCTAGACAGTTTTTTAATCTTAACATTATTTCACACTCTTTGGAGTTTAAAGAGCACGGAGCAGTAGACCTTGAGATTGAATATATTGCTTCTTCTGAGGGTGCACTCAGCAACAGCAAAGCCGATGTTCTATTGATTGGCAAAACTGCCAAAATGGACGCAGCAGAGGCAGAGCGAGCGGCTGAAAGAGAAGCTCAGGCTGAGAAGGTTAGTGAAGAGACTGCGGCGAACTGTGGAAAGCCTAAGACCAGCAGTTGGTATCAGAAAGACACTGAAACCGACAAACAAAAGAAATTACTTGAAGAGCAAAAAGAAGCTGAGGCTCTGGATAAGGCTATTTTATATAATGCTCTGTTGTCGGCACTTGAAAATTCTGGTAGAATTTATAAAGTTACTGTAAAGGCGGAAGATTTAGGTATACTTGATGGCGAACAGACGCAGGGAGATACCGCTGCGGCTCGACGAACCAAGAAGGACAAAGCTTGGGTTACTAGCAACAGGGAGGTTGCTTCAGGAGGAACTTTGTCCGACCTTCGAGCGGCTACGAACGAGGCGGTTTCCGACCCAAACGAAGCTGCGAATTCTTTTAGGTCTGATGGTGCTGCATCTCCAGACAAAGATGAGCTTGATATTCATTATTTTCATTATGGAGATTTGTTGAACATTGCCTTGAGGTGCCTTTATGAGACGGGCACCCCTGAATTGGAGAGGCTGAAGGTAATTACGGGTCCATATGTCTATTATGACCCAGACTCAAATAAATTAACTGACAACTATAATATGTGCGATATTCCCATTTCTTTGAATTTGTTTCAAATTTGGTTTATGGACAAGGTTGTCAAACCACAGGTTTCAAAATACTCATTAAAAAAGTTTATTAAAGACTCTATCACAAGTTTGGTTGGTGCAGCAATGCGACCAGAGTGTTTTGGGAAAGAATAT